AAAGCTTTAAAATAATTCTTCTTAGAGCTACTTAAGCAATCATGTAATCTTTCTGAAATGTATTCGTGTTTTTGAGGGTCAAAATCTTTTCTTTCCTCCTTAGGGTATATCCCATGACCTGACCTTCCCCCTGTTACAAAGCTTTTCTCTGCCAAAATTAATCTCTCGTTCTTTAATATAAAAATTTCCCCATCGGAAAACCTTGAGAACGCAAAGTTCTCCCCTTCTTCAAGCATACCTTTAAACTTATCAAACTCTTTAGTGTAATCTTTCATCGTTCGTACATCCTATCTACGGCTCCTAGTAAAGCTCTCCACCTTTCGGAATCATAAACTTCAAAGCATGCGGTGATATTCATCGTGTCTGCACCCCAAGGGTTTTTAAACATCTCAGTAAGGTCATACAGTGTAACTTTAGCTATAGGATTTTGAGTCTTTTCACAGGTAACCTTTCTACGGTCAAAATCAATGATGCAGTATTCTTCACTGTCATATAAATCAAAGGGTATCGACCCAGCTGCTCCATATTTATCTGCAAACTTAGTAACTACTTCCGTAAGGTCTTCCACTGTTCCTTTCGGGTCCTCCATTAAAGGGGGACGCTTAAAATCCCTTTCCCATTTCTCTATATTCTCTAAACTTCGCTCATGGAAATTATCAAATAGGACTTCATCTCCCATATACAAAACTTGTGTTCCTGGGTTCCTGTTAATTACAGTGTGCAAAGGTACTCTAAACCTATTCAATACTTTATTCTGCTCTCTACAGAAGTAAACAAAACTAGCAAAAGGAATTGCAATCTCTGGTTTAAATATTTGTTTATACTTATTAAAATAATTTAGATGTGTTATCTGAGCGTCTAACAACTTTTCGGAATCATTGAGATTTCCGTAATACCCTGCTAGAGAAAACTGCATCCACCAAATATCGATATTAGGGTACTTAGTCTTAATTTCAGCAGCTACTGAATCATGTAAACAACAATCATTTTGATTAAGTATAACTAAGTCTTTAGTTTTAAAAACTATAGCGTTATCATGTCCTGTATTAAAGAATTCTGCGTCAAACCACTTTAAGTTTTCTTTTACCTTATTGTCGAACTCTAATACTTTATACCCTAGCTTTTCTAAGTTATCCCTTACATTGGAATTTCTTCGTTTTGCTAAACATACTGTAATATTTTTATTAGCAAGCTTCTTTAAAGTAAGCCAGTGTAAATGGTCTGGGTGCTCATGAGTAATAAATATGTATTTTAAATTATCAGGGATATTACCACCTTCATTTACTAAACTCCAAGACTTATTAAATATGGTACCTTCAAACCATGGGTCTACTAACACAGATTCCCCATTTAGCTCAAATGAGAAACAAGCATGATTTATAAATTTAACTGAGGTCGATATCCCCATTATTTAAATCCTCTAAAGTCTTAACGATACGGTCTGAAGCATTACCATCCCCATACGGACACTTAGCATTAATCGGCTTGTAATCTTTTATAACTGCTTGTACTGAACTTGCTAAAAAATGCGGGGTTCCACATAACGTGGCAAAGGCTCCTACACCTTCAACTCGTTCGGTATATTCCCTACAGACAATACTCTTTTTATTTAAGAATGCTGACTCTTCTTGAACACCTCCACTATCAGATATNACAAACCTGCACTTACTCATACGTTCTATAAATTCCTCATACGGAATTGGGTCTACTACCTTAACATGTTTTAAAATATGCCTATGTTTGGATACCATTGGATTAGGATGTAAAGGTAAGGTAAAGGTTAACTCTGGGTTATGCTCAGCTATCCCATCGAGTGCGGTGAACCATTGGTCCATCTTATGATGGTTTTCTCTCCGGTGCAACGTTACAAGAACTTCGTTCCCGTATTCAGGTTCTAAATGGGTTAAATTATCACACACAGTGTTTCCAACCACCTGTATATGCACCTTGTTAGAAGTATTCCTCTCTTGTAATATATTATCAGCATTTTCTTTAGTAGGGCAGAAGTGAATGTCCGCGAGACTCGTAATAGTCTTTCTGTAAAATTCTTCAGGGTACGGATGTTGTAAATTGAAAGACCTGAGACCAGCTTCTAGGTGAATAACTTTAATACCTCTATGGAACGCAGCTAGTGCAACTGCAAAGGCAGACGAGGTATCCCCCTGCACTAATACATATTTAATATCATGGAATAAAAACTCAGTGTTAGCGACAGCTGCGAAAGCGGCGTCTAATCTATTCTCACATTTAGGGAATGATAATCTAAAATCATATTCCCCTTGAGCTATATCCTCATGCTGTCCTGTAAATAAAATTTTATGAGGTAATGTAAGCTTATCTAGGATAGGCTTAATTTTAATCCATTCAGGTCTAGTTCCGTAGCTTAGTAATATCATTTACAGTCTCCCATCCGTTATCTAGTCCATGCTTTATACACTCATCTCTTTGTTCATAGAATTGAGGAATAGGCATTAAGCTCCCATTGGAGCTAGCTTTATTATCTGTACCATAATCCCAACCTTTAACCGAGGAATGTAACTCAGGCATCTCCTTTGGGTGTGGAGGTACAAATGTTTTAATACCTCCGTATCTCTTTGCAAGGTATCCAAATTGAATATCCTCACCATTGTCCCAAGTAAATGGTTTTTCTAGCCATAAGTATTTTAACCATTCCCGCTCAAAGAACCACGCATGCCCTACTAAGTCAACTTCTTCAGCCACTTCGTTAGGAGGGTCTCCGTTCCAACCTACTCTCTCATGTTGAAAGTAATAAGGAGATTGAAGTTTAACCCCTGCACCTCCTAAAATTCCACTACATTCTCCCTGTATACAATTCATACAATTAAGGAACCAATCGCTCGCCGGAATGGTATCATCATCGAACATGGCTATGTATTTCGTGTCTGCCAGCAAAGCGGCAGCAAACCTCCCATAATATTTCCAGTTATGGTCATTCGTAAATACCTTATCAATATCATAGTTATCAGGATTAAAATCTTTGTTATCTTCATGTGCATTAATCCAAAGCCATATCTCTTTCGGCTGTACGCTTTGTTCCCTAATAGCTTTAATCTGTTCTTTTAGGTAATCTTCTCTTCTATACAGATTAAGTATGACTGTTATATCTTTAGTAATTCTTTCCATTTTAATAGTACCTCTTCAGGTTTAATATAGTCTGCTCCTGACTCTGCGGAATCTAATCCATGATAAGTAGTGCCTGCTAATTCGCATTCTGCTTTAATTAAATTAAATGTTTCACTTAAAGAGCTATGGTACACATCGGTTACTCCGTTATACATTTCCTGAGGGTCATCCTTATACCCATGTACAATAGCTTGCCCTTTTACTACATAAGGCTCAACATGTTCAGCGTAATAGCCTTGGTCTGTGACCAGTCCGTAGAGCTGAACTTCCTCAAACCCATCATCTAATGCTCGTTGGATAGACACGTGAGTATTTTTATTTCTATCGACGCTACCAATAACTGCTGCCTTCTTTTCGGAAGATGTTTTCTCGTTCGTTAGAGGGGTTATAATGTTAGGTATAACAGTCCCAGGTGTTCCCTGCCAAAACATTTGAGCTTGTGAAACATACGCGATATCATCCCAAAAAGGTTTTACATCTTTAACTTTATACACATCTTTCTCATGACATGCTAATATAACTTTTTTAGACGCTTCTGGTCTCTCAGGAAATTTAAGATAATGTATAATTAAAATCTCACCGCTTTGATTAACTTGGGCTTCTTGGAGATGTCCAGATTTACATTTATCTCGATGGAACTCATGAGGACCGTAAAACGTACAATCCATACCATTTGAATTCATGTAATTACATAGGTTTATAAAAGAGGTTGTAGACCCTCCTGGATTACTCCACCCTGATAGTATTTTAATTTTTGTCATGTCCTAAAACTTGTTTGTATAAATCTAAACGATGATGTACAACTTTATTAATATCGTATCTTTCATTTACTGCCTTTCTTAGGTTTCTTCCCATCTCGAGAGCATGCTCAGGGTCTTTAATAGTCTTAGATAAAGCTCTTACCCAATCTGAAATTTTATTCTCTTTAGATATTAAGTATCCTGTAACCCCATCTTCGATAACCTCATCGTAGCATCCACAATCTGTAGCTATTAACGGTATTCCATACCTACCTGCTTCCATAAGTTTAATTTCTGATTTAGAATCGTTAAAGTCATTCCACTCTAGTGGTGCTATGGCAACATCTATTCCTGTATAGAAAGCTCCGTATCTATCTGAAGACATTGCGTTATATACACCCCAATTTTTATGGCGAGTACCTCCTGTAAGAAGTCTTTGATATTCATCCCACACATTCTGTTGCCAATCATCTGGGTCTCCGTCCGGAGACATAGGAGGTCTTCCGTAGAATCCCCACTGTATTTTCTCAGGACCTACTTTAGCATTAAGACTTAACCCCAACCCTTTAATCTGTTTCACATCTTGCTCGTGATGTATACCTCCAACCCATCCAATCCTACAAGGTTGCTTTGCTTTCTTTCTAAACTCTTTAGGCAGGTTCCAGCATGGCAGGTCAAAGTCAATAGCATTTTTTACCACTGCTAAAGTACCCCTACAAAACTCAGAAATTCTATGTGCGAACTTCGCCTGTGTTACAGTTACTAGGTCAGCATTATGGTAGAGTACTTTAGTTAATTCATCAAGTTTCCTCTCCTGGTACACATCATAAAGCCTGTGACCTTCGTATAAATTTGTAAGCAAATCATCTGTATCATAATGGATAAAGCAATTTTCGTCTTTAGCTTTTTTATATAATTCAATCATGAACTGAGGACCGAAGTTAGATATATTCTGAGTCATTACGATGTCAGCCCACTTCAAATCTTCAAACTCCTCCCCTTCCACACTCTTTCCTTCCTCTAATATCCACCCTAAAGGGTTTTGATTAAAGCGTACGTCCACTTCATCTGGACAAACCTGCTGAAGTTTTTCAAAAGGCATTAACGCACGATAATAGCTACAGCCACCATCATTAGCCGCAACCACTAATATTTTTAATTTAGTTTCACTCATAATATGTATCTTATAATAAAAAAAGGGTTACCCTAAGAACTTATTTGTCATAATATTCGAAGAGTAGCCCCCCAACAAAAAATGTTTCTACTTAAGTCCCTTTAAGTGTGCAAGGTAATCGTCGCCTTCCTCTGAAGATGTTACTACATCCGCAACTTGCTTTGTTTGTGCTACAATATCATCGCCTGTGATTTCCATAGCCATAGTTTTAAGGTCCTCGTATGTTGCTACTTTAACAAGACCGTGGATATCATGTAAAGTATCCATCCAAATAGCTACCTCTTGGTCTGTGCCTGCCTCAGATTTAGTAGGCTTAGGAGCCGACTTATCATAATTCGGCCATTCTCCTGATTTATCTTTGACGATTTTAAAATCATTGCCTGTTTCGAGGTGTGTAATGTCTCCATAATCATCATCAAAGAAGCAATCTAAAATCTTACTGAAAAGTTTAATACCTACAGATAGGATTTTTACATCTCCGGATTCACGCTCTACAGCATTTAGGTAGAAACGCTTACGGGCTTTAATTTGACGTGCAATAGCCATATTACCTTCATCCTTAGTGTTCCAAAGCTTAAAGCTTAAGTCACAAAGAGGACACTCATTACCTTGTACTTTAGGGCAGTGGTGATTCTTATCGTTGATTCGGTGGATTCCCGTCTCTGCATAGAAATTATCATCTTCCGTTTTTCCTGGAAGGACACGCACTTGGGTAGTGCCTTCTTCCATCATTAGGAATTTCTTGAGGAAATCAGCGCTATCGCCACTTCCAGGAGCCTTGTTGATTTGATTATACTTCTTGCGTAATTCTTCGATGTTTACCATGTTTTTATTTGTTTTTAATTAGTTGAAAATAGTTTTGCTTCAGCTCTTTTATTTGCTGAGATTTGCACAAGACAATCTTTCTGATGGTCAAGCGCGTTAATGAGGCTTTTAGCTAGAGTATACTTGCTATCAGCGGTGACAAGTTTTTGTCGTGTAGTTACTAGTTCAGGAACGGAAAGAACGTATGAATTTAAAGCTCCTTGAGTTACCTTAGTTCCTGTCGATTCCAGTTCTGTTTTTCTAACTGCCATAGTGTCCGATTCTTCTTTATCTAACTTTATAGATGTTTCATCTCGGACCTTCTTCGCATAGGATAGGAGGGCAGCAAAATAAGCATAGATTGCAGAATGGTTCATTAGAGTAGTTTCGACATCCGAATCATTAATCTGCAAATACTTTTTCGAGATGCTTAGATACTCATCTTCAAAAGTACGGTATAGTTCTATAATTTCGCTATTCATTGTTCAATATATTATAGGAAAAAATACTACAAAAGTAAGAGTATTCTTTACTAAATTTAATTTTCTGGAGTGTATGGCTTCTCAAACAGGAAAAAGAAAAGTTCGTGGTTTAAAGATGCAAATAACTGGAACATATTGGATGTAATAGTAGTTAGAAACTCATTCTTTATGCCCGGCATCTCATCATCATCCCCTAGACCAAACAGGTGATATGCTACATGGGTAATCTCGTGTAAAAGAGTACCTCGATAATCACTGTCGGATTGATTAGGGTCTACATAAATTACATTAGTTGTTAGGTCTACGTAACCATGCAAATCGTCTTCTGATAAATCTTTATGCTCTATCTTATATTCCTTAAACCCTATAAGCAATGTCATAGGGTGCTTTGGTACTTTTTTAGTTTTTTTACTCATTATCCTTGTGCTATTACTAGTCTTTCATAATCCATTTTAGCCGGAATTATAAATCTGGCTCTACCGTTTCGTGATTTAATAACGTATACTCTCGATTTACCATTATCAAATTCTTCTTCATTTTGATTAATTGATAATACTAAATCACACACTCGTGTCTTACCGTAAGAATCGGCAAGCTCAGTGTCTGTAATCAAGTTAACCCTTTTACCTTCCCGGTTTGTTTGGGTTGCAGTCCACACTAAACACTTATACTCAATAGCCATACCTCTCAATTCTTGAGCTAATCTTTCTTGGGCTTGGTACTCAGGTGTTTGGGAATCCGTCGCTAGCAGTTCTAGGTAATCTATAATTACTACATCAGGGGTAAAGTTTTCATAGTTAAGTAACTGTTGCAAGTATGCCCGTACTTGATTTATAGATGCTCTCTTTGTTGGAAATTCCTTAATCTTTAAGTTTCCCCTGTCAGGTACAGTCATTGTTACTTTATCAAGTCTTTCCTTTAAATCATCGCATCTATCTTTAAGTTGAGCTTGCCTAATTCTAGAGAATATACTGTCCAACCTCTGAGCAACTCTATCTTCCGACATCTCTAAAGAGATGTAAAGAACATTAGAGCCGTCTAAACAGGACCTAACAGCTTGATTCGCTAAGTATAGAGATTTGCCTACTCCTGGAGGTGCAACTACCATTGCCAACTCCTTGTCTGCTAACCCACCTTCCAAAGCTTCGTTCAAAGATTCAAATATAGTTCGGTGAGTGCCATCCGTAGTATCATTCCTTAAGCGGTCCCAACGTTCATCCACCCCTGTAAAGTAGTCCAATCCTAAATCTACGTTACGACTTACAGTTAAAGCATCTCGCATGATAGGCTCTATCTCTGAGTAGTTCTTAGACTTCACCATCTCCGCTGACCGAATAATAGCGTCTTTTAAAGATTCTTGCTTTGCGAACCCTTCTACTAAATCTAAAAGGTAATCTTCGTTATTTAGAGAGTTTTGGTCTAAGTTATTAATCTCCTGCAACTCATCCTTATAATCAGAAATTAACTCATTAGGGGTTTTTATCTTCTTTATATCCTCCAGAATAAAATCATCGGAAGGAACTTTTTGATACTTCAAATAGTAATCAACTATAACGCGATACATCTTCTGGTGTGAAGGGAACTCAAAATAGTTCGGCTTAATCATAGGCATAGCCTGAGTTAAGAAGTTACTATCCGACTTGGACAAATAGATAATACCTCGTTGGATATTCTCTGAAAGTTCATAAGTAGTAGTCATTAATGTATAAGAGCCATAGGGCTAGTAGAAATACGAGAAAAAAAAGTATTACTATCGGTTTCCGGTGGAACCAAAGCCCTCTTCGTCTCTAGAGGTCTTCTCCTTAAAAAAAGTATCTCTATCTACAGGGTTTATAGTTACCTCTGGAACTTCACTTATAACCATTTGGGAAAATCTTTCCCCTTTTAAAATTACAAAAGGTGCATCAGTTTTTAAATTTCTGACAGCTACCATAACAGGACCTTTGTACCCACTATCAATAGTTCCAGGTGCGTTTGGAATTATAACTCCTAACTTAGAGTAAGAACTGCGCAGTCTAATCTGCCCTTCAAACCCAGATGGGATATCAACTCTCAGCCCTACATCCACGAGTAAAGTTTGAGTAGGTGCTATTGTTACATCCTCATTAGAGTAAAGGTCAAACCCTGCGTCATTGACGTGTTTGTAATTAGGGTTGGGGTTTTCTGAAGTGTTTAAAATATTTACGGTTACCATAGTTTATTTTCCTCTATTTGCGTTTCCAATTTTTGTGTAATGGATATCGTTCTCGGACATCCCTTCTGTAAGTTTATTTGTAGCTTTCTGCCTATCGACATCTCGAGATTTTTTATCTTGGTCGGATATAGTGGAACATATACCTTTCTCTTTAGCTACTTCATGATTAATTTTATATTCCGAGTAAGGCGATGCTCCTGACTCAGTACTTAAAGCTTCTTTAGTATTGTCTATCTCGTCTTGCATCCACCTATGTTCTACATTTGCTTTATCACTATCACTTCGTCTACTTTTGAGTCCAATTCCATGAGCGTGTATATCTTGCCCTTCAGCAGTTCTTTCACAAAGCTCCTCACATGCCGGGCATTTTTGAGGGTCTTTCCATTCATCCATTGTTGTAAATTCCTCAAAGACCTTTTCACAGGTTTGGCAGTAATAGTTATATAAAGGCATTAAAGTTCACAGACTCCGTCTACGCAAGTCTCTATCGATGAAGATAGTTCCTCTAGTTGCCCTTCTTGTATTAGCTTGTCTACATTAACTGTTCTATGGTCTAATACGGTCAAAGGCTCATTACCTCTAGAGCCTGCTCTATAAAACGTAACTCCTTTCAAATCATGTGCATATGCTAAAAGGTCCTCATATAATGTTTCAGATTTAAAATCAGCAGGAAGGTTACAAGTTTTAGATACTGCGGAATCTATACAAGCTTGAACCACAGACTGAACTTTCATGTGTTCTTCAGGGGCAACGTCATAAGCTCCTACACAGTGGCTTAAATCTCTCCCCCGTAAATACATCTCCTTAAATAGAGGGTCAATCACTACATTTTCATTGTACACTCCAGGAGTTGATGTTTTCCATTTTCTAGTGTACATTGGCGAGAATATAGGTTCTAGCCCTGTAGACACTCCAAGAACCATACTAATAGTTCCGGTAGGTGCTACTGTCAGCATTACTGCGTTTCGCAATCCGTTCTTTTTAATATCTGCTCTAATTCTAGCAGGTATAGTTTTCATAAACTTCTCTTCTCGTAGTTTACTAAAATCGTACTTAGGGAAACTTCCTTTTTCACGGGCTAGGTACATTGAAGCTTTGTAAGATTCATTTCTAATCGTAGAAAACAGTCTCTCTAGAAATTCCAAACAAGCGTCTGAACCATACTTAAAGCCTGCCTTGATTAGGAAGTAATGAAGACCTGTAACACCTAAGCCTATTCGACGGCTTTGTAGTCCTACCTCTTCACACTCCCGGATTGGGAAGTAATTAGCACTTAGAACATTGTCTAAAAATCTAATGCCGACTCTAACAGTTCTAGCAATACGCCTCCAATCTATGTTACCATCCATATCAACCATATTAGATAAGTTAACATGTCCTAGGCAGCAGTTACCATAAGCAGGAAGGGTAATCTCCCCACACGGGTTAGTAGCAGGTAAATCCTCAAAGTAAGAGACGTTAGTAAACTCATTAGCTAAGTCAATGTTAAATATCCCCGGCTCTCCGGATTCTACTGCATTATCTAAGAGTCTTTGCCATATAGCTTTAGCTTTTAAAGGTTCTAGCACAGCATTGCTAAATGTATCAGCCCATCCTTTCTTATGATTTTGAGCTGCTCTTCCTATAGCATCTTCCTCGTCCTTAGCAACCACCATTACAGTGTCCACCTCTCCTTTCTCATTAGTACGCTCAACATTATAACAGAAATACTTATTATGTCTTCCGGCAAATGTAAAATGCCAATCTTCGTCGTTCTCTACAGCGGCTATAAACCTATTATTAATAGCTACCGAAATATTGAAGTTGGTAAGTTCATTCCTGTCAAGTTTAACCGATAGAAATTCTAAGAAATCGGGGTGGCTAACTTCTAGAATAGACATTAAAGCTGTTCGACGATTCTTGCCTGCACGAACGTGTTCCCCAATCTCGTTAATCATCTTCATGACTGAAATTGAGCCGGGTGCTGACCATTTAATATTTTGAATGTCGTCTCCTTTAGGACGAATCTTAGAGAAGTTAAATCCAACTCCTCCACCCGCACAAGATATCTTATACATATCTGAGATGGTCTTACCTATACTTGCTACAGAGTCTTCCGGGTCTAATACATAACAGTTAAGCATGTTATACTTATTACGTCCGGCTCCGAATAAAATACGTCCTCCTGGACAAAAATCGGCGGAATTAATTGCTTCGAAGAACTTCTTCTCAATCTGCTCTCTAACCTCCTCTTTCTCAGGCTCAGCTACAGCTTTTGAAACTCTTTTAGCTAATTGCCTCCATTTAGTTTCACCGGGATAGGCATACTTATCAAGAAATATGGACTCTTGTAAAGAGCCTTCAGGGATATCGTAAGACATTTCTAGTTATCCTCCTCTACGTGTAGGCATATTACATCCTCTTCTAGGATTAGAAGTAGGCTCTCCCCTCCCTGTGAAATATCATGACCAGTGAACTCACTGAACATAACGTAGTCCCCCTCACTAAGTTTACAATCATCAGAGGCACTTACAACAGTACCCTCGTTAAATTTCTGATTTACAACTTGGTCAGGCATTAAAATACCCCCTGCTGATTCTGTCTCGGCTTTCTTGCGCCGAATGAGTAGTCGTTTTCCGAATGGTTTTATCATTTCTCTAAATTTATATAGTATTTATGTACAATTTATGCAAAAGTTGTAGTTCCTTTCTTCTTTTTCACTACAATTTCTTGCGCTTGGTCTTCTATTAAAGACAGTAAATATTCATTATGGGAGATAATAAAGATTTTTTTATCGTCTGCTAG